GTATACATTTAATGAAATGATTACTATTCAAACACATGATGGTTTATATGATGAGGCAAATAAAAAGTATTTAATGACTTATATGCCCGAACAAAAACCACGTACATCATTACCTTTTATTATACATCAGGCGGATTTAATGGCTGCTAGGATTGAGTTTGAAAGAGAATGGTTACCTAAATTACAGGGTAGCGTGGAGACCAAAAAGAAACCATTTACATTAGGTAATAATAAATCAGCTCCAGCTACTTCTGCTACCAAATCTAAAGCATTGGGTAGTGTAAAGAGTGAAGGGCTTAAAAACCTATTAGACAACTTATGATATTAATAATTATTATTCTTTCTATATTGGTCGTGACTCTTGGATTCACGACCTTTAATCTTCTTAAAAAGAATGAAAAACAAGAAGATATTTTAGCCGGTTATATGACCTACTTAAACAAAATTTCAGATACTATAGAAATGTCCGAAAAGAAACTAATGGAAGTAGATGCTAAAGGTAGCTTTAAATCCGATGATGAAGTAGGATTTTTCTTTGAACAAATTAAAACTATTCAAACAGCATTAAATTCTTTCGTTATTAAAAATATCACAAAATAATGGAAGAGGTTGTTGTAAAAAAGAAAAAGAAGGGAATACAATACTTTACTCAAGATACTGAGGATGCTATTGTATTATATAATAATACTACTGATTTTGAATTAAAAAGTAGAATCTATCACGATAGAATCCATTATGCTTTTTTTAAACTTACCGAAAATATTATTCACACATTTAAATTTTATTATACTGAAGTGAGTAATATTGAGGATTTACAACACGAGGTAATTACTTTTCTCTTATCTAAAATTCATTTATTTAATCCAGAAAGAGGAGCTAAAGCATATTCCTACTTTGGAACTATAGCTAAACGTTACTTAATATTATCAAATCAGAAAAATTATAAAAAACGTATTGATACTGTTGGTTTAGATACTCTAGAGGAAGACGAAGAACATTCATACACCATTGATGATTCATCGCATGATGAACGTCTATCAATGTTTATAGATGAATTCTCCGATTATTGCACCAAGAATATTTATACTTTATTTCCTAAAGAATATGACGCTCAAATTGCGGATGCTATTTTAGAATTATTTCGTAAACGAGAACATTTAGATATTTTTAATAAAAAAGCACTTTATATCTATATCCGTGAAATCGTAGATGTTAAAACTCCTAAGATTACTAAAATAGCTAATCAACTCTATGATATTTTTAAAGAAGGTTATATATTTTATTTGGAACACGGATATACAAAGTTTTAGTTTTCATATTTATAAGAAACTAAATGTATATTTATGTCACAATTTGATAACATAATTTTTAAAAATAAAAAATTCTCTGATGTTTTAGAGGAAATCTATAATAATCAAAAGAAAAAAGATCAACAGGTTACCGCTTTAATTTCTGAGTTGAAACCATTAATTTCTGATATTGGGGATGCTACTTTGGTAGTTCCTTTAATTAAAGAATATATGGAAATTAGTGTTAAAAACGATGATATTTTAATTAAGATGGCTGCTTTAGCTCAACGTGCTATGGCTACTACTACATCTGATGGTCAATTAACAATTTCTGATGAAGAAAAAGAGCAATTACTTGCGGCTATGAACGAATTAAAAGGAGATAAATAATGGCTCAATATGGATTTTCAGCACTCAACCAACAATTAAATGCTAATATTAATAATGGATTTGAGGTTTCTAATGCTCAAATCCAAGCTAATTCAATTAGAGCTGTAAGAGTATTAAATATTATTTTAGATGAAACTCACCCAAGATTTAAAGAATTAGGGGAATGGAATGGTTTAGGAATTATTGAATATGAGGACATAATTAATCCTTTACCATCACCATCATTACCTATAGCTAGACCTTTAACGGGTAACTTTAAAAATTTACCATTAATAAATGAGGTTGTTTACTTAATTACTCTTCCTAATACTGAAATTGAATCTATATCTTCAAATACTATTGAATATTATATTAATATAGTTTCTCTTTGGAATCATCCCCACCATAATGCTTTCCCTACTTTTCCAAATACATTACCCCCAACTCAACAAAAAGATTATATTCAAACGGAAGCAGGTAATGTTAGAAGAGTAACAGACCAATCTACAGAAATATTTTTAGGTAAAACATTTAAAGAAAGATCAAACATTCATCCAATCTTACCTTTTGAAGGTGATATGATTTATGAAGGTAGATGGGGTAATAGTATTAGAATTGGTTCAACTGTTAAAGATTCACCTAATAACTGGTCAACAGTTGGAGAAGATGGAGATCCAATTTTAATTATTAGAAATGGCCAAGGTATTCAAACAGAAGAAGGTTGGATTCCAACAGTAGAAGATATTAATAACGATGATTCTTCTATTTATTCTACAAGTACTCAAAAAATACCCTTAAAAGCTTCTAGTACTAATTATGATAGCTACAAAACAGCACCAACATCCCCCGATCAATATGCTGGAAAGCAAATTATAATTAATTCAGGTCGTTTAGTATTTAACTCAACAACAGATCATATCCTACTAAGCTCAGCACAAACTATAGGATTTAATGCTGTTAAAGGATTTAATTTTGATACTAAAGCTAATTTTGTGGTTGGAGCTCCTTCTATTAAATTAGGTTCTAAAAATGCTACTGAACCTTTATTATTAGGAAATCAAACGGTTAATTTATTAAATCAACTTATAGTAAATTTACAAGCATTTATGACTATTTGCTCAACATTAGTTTCAACTCCACCTGGTACTCCTTTAGGACCTTTAAATATTGTAGCAGGTCAAATGTCAACGATATTAAATGGTTTACAACAAAATTTAAATAGTATTAAATCTAAAAATAACTTTACTGTCTAATGGCAAATATACAAGATATTGATGTAGAAGCACTTTTAAAATCTATTCCTGACAGTTTAAAACCTCAAGGTTCGGCTAAATTAGGTAATATAATTTATGATAAGGGTAAAGTTATTCAACAACTTTTAAATCCTATTGCTACTAAATTATTAGAAAATGCAACCTTACCAGGTGGGGTTTGTGTTCCACAAGTAACCTTAGATAGATTAATTTTAGAAAGAAATGCTTTAGTAGGACAATTAAATTCTATTGGGACAAATTTAGATACAATAACTAAATCAATTACAGGATTAAATACTTATTTTAATTTAGTAGTAGCAGTTATTAATACTATATCAATTGCTAAAACAGTAGTATCAACTGCAGCTAAAATAGTTCCTATCATTCCAGGAGCTGTACCTGCTGCTTTAAGTGATTTAGAAGATGCTAAAAATAAATTAGTATTTACTAATACAGGTACTTCTAAATTAGATAAAATACAATCATCAATTACAACATCCGCTATTTCAATATCTTTAGTTAATGGATATATTTTAAGTATAGTAAATGTATTAAATTCATTAGATAATATTTTAACAAAATGTAGTCCTAATTCAACCTACATTCCTATTTCTAAAGGAATAAATGATAGTGCGGATGCTCAAAGACAAGCAGAAGCTACTATAAATCAAACTACATATAACGGATTTATTATTGAAATAGAAGAAGTACCTTATACACCCACAGTAAAACGTAGAAGGGCACTTGGTAAAAATCAACAAGGTATTGTTTTAATACAAACTGAATTATCATTTACTACTAATCCCCAAACATTAATCAATGAATTAAAAACAATTATTGATAGAGATAATTTAAAAGCTTATTAACTTAATATTTATAAACAATGAAACCATCAGATTTTAAAAAAATTATCAAAGAAGCAGTAAAGGAAGCTATTCAAGAAGAATTAAAAGATATTCTATTGGAAGCTGTTCGTGCTCCTAAGACAATTGTTACAGAGTCAGTTAGAGATACTTATGCTCAACCTCACTTGTCAAAACCAAAACAATTAACACCTCAAGAAAGACAAGCAATGTTTGGTAATATCTTAGAAGATATGCAAGGTGGTGGAGCAGCAACCACAGCATACAATGGAACTTTTCAACCACAAGGTCCTGTAGATGCTGTTAATGGTGCTTTACCTGAAGGTAGTGTAGGATTAGATCAAATTATGGCTTTAATGGGTGGTAAATAATGGCATTTGGAGCTAAAAAAATATTTCCTATAGATACGGTACCTTCGGTTGCTGTTGGGGTTGATATTCCTTTTAATGCTCCTGCTGTTTTTAAATCAAATTATACTACTCAAGCTTCTATCAAAAATAATTTAATTAATTTCTTTTTAACAAATAAAAATGAAAGATATTTAAATCCAACATTTGGTGGAGATTTAAGAGCATTTATTTTTCAACAAATTACAGAAGGGAATACTGAATACTTGAAACAAGATATTCAATCTCAATTATCTACATATTTTCCGAATGTACTTATTGGAAGTTTAGGAATTGATTCATTCCCTGATATTAATCAAATTAATGTAGTTTTAAAATATAGTATAAAAGACACTGGATTAACTGACGAAATACAATTAGCATTTATATAATGGCTACTAAAAAAAGAAATATAACCTATATTAATAAGGCCTTTAGTGAACTAAGGGCTAGTTTAGATGACTATGCTAGAACTTATTTTCCAACAACTTATAACGATTTTACCCCATCATCACCTGGTATGATGTTTATGGAAATGGCCGCCTATGTAGGTGATGTTTTATCATTTTATTTAGATAACCAAATCCAAGAAAACTATCTCCAATATGCTCGTCAGACAAATAACTTATATGAGTTGGCTTATATGTTTGGTTACAAACCAAATGTAACTCAAGTTGCTTCTGCTCCTATTGATTTTTACCAACAAGTACCAGCAAAACTTTCCGGTTCTACTTACATTCCAGACTTTGATTATTCTTTATTTATTAATCAAAATGCTGTAATTACTTCAACAAGTAATAGTAATGTTTCTTTTTTAGTAGAAGAACCTGTAGATTTTTCAGTTTCTAGTTCTGGTGATCCTACTGAAATTTCTATATACTCAGTAAGTGGAGTTAATCCAACGTATTTCTTATTAAAGAAAACAAGAAAAGCATCCTCCGCTGTTGTTAGTACAACTACTTTTGCTTTTGGTGCTCCTGTACCTTTTTCTACAGTAGAAATAACAGGCGAAAAACTTGTAGGTATTTTAGATATTACTGATCAAACTACAGGAGATAAATGGTATGAAGTAGATTATTTGGCTCAAGAAACAGTATTTGATTCTATAAAAAATACAAACACAAACGATCCTAATTTATCTCAATATTCTGGAGATACTCCATATATTTTACAATTAAAACAAGTTCAAAGAAGATTTGCTACTCGTTTCTTAGATTCAACAACTCTTCAACTTCAATTTGGTTCAGGAACAACAGCAGATAATGATGCTGAAATTATTCCCAACCCAAATAACGTAGGTTTAGGTTTACCGTTTGGACAAAGTAAATTAACAACAGCATTTTCTCCATCTAATTTTATATTTACAAATACTTATGGTATTGCCCCTTCAAATACAACTTTAGTAGTTAGATATTTGACTGGTGGTGGAGTAGCAGCAAACGTATCTGCTAATGATTTAACTAACATAACAGGAAATATTCAATTCCTAAATAGTAATTTAGATTCAAGTACAGCAAATACTATCTTTAACTCATTAGCAGTTACTAACCCAGAAGCAGCTGATGGTGGAGGAGATGGAGATACGATTGAAGAAATTAGACAAAATGCTTCTGCTAACTTTGCTTCTCAATTACGTAACGTAACACAAGATGATTATTTAGTAAGAACATTATCTATGCCTGCTAAATATGGTGTAGTATCAAAAGCATATATTGAACCTACAAAAGCACAATCAATATCAGCAGGTGAATCTCAGTCAGTATTAGACTTGTATGTGTTGTCATATAACGTAAACAATCGTTTAACCACAGCATCTCCCGCTTTAAAACAAAATATTACTACATACTTATCTCAATATAGAATGGTTAATGATTCTGTTAATATTAAAGATGCTTTTATCATTAATATAGGAGTTAATTTTAGTATTATAGTTTTACCTAATTTTAATAGTAATGATATTTTAACAAGATGTATTACAGCTTTAAAAGATTATTTTGCTATTGATAAATGGGCTATTAATGAACCTATTGTTTTAAGAGATCTTTATATTTTGTTAGATGCTATTGAAGGAGTTCAAACAGTACAAAATATAACTATTACTAATTTAGTAGGAGAAAATTTAGGATACAGTAGATACGCTTATGATATATCAGCGGCAACACAAAATAATGTAATTTATCCTTCTTTAGATCCTAGTATTTTTGAAGTTAAATATCCAAACCAAGATATCCAAGGAAGGGTAGTAAATTTATAATAAAATGGCAGTATTAAAAATATTCCCCGAAAAAGACGCTACATTATATTCATTATTCCCTAATATGAATACAGGGTTAGATGAAATAGTAGAAGCAACTCTTACAACCTTTGCTTATTCAAATCCCTCTCCTCAAACTAGTAGATTTTTAGTTCAATTTTCTAATAATGATTTAGCTTCAGCTATTGATTTAATACCTGATGCTTTATTTAACTTAGGATCTACAACTTCTACAGGAAGTTGGAATGCTAAATTACAATGCTTTATAGCTACGGCTACTGGTTTATCCACAACAACTACTGTTGAATGTTTTCCTGTAGCTCAAAACTGGGATATGGGAACAGGACGTTATTTAGATGATCCTATTTCAACAGATGGATGTAGTTGGATATGGGCAGACTTCTCAGGAAGCACAGCATGGACAATTCCACCATCTAGTGGTGCTACTTCTTCGTTTACTTCATCTGTACCTACTGGAGGTGGAACTTGGTATACTGGTTCTCAATATACTTCTTCTGTAACTTTTTCTTATAGAACAGATAAAGATATTAATTTAGATGTAACTAATACTGTTAAGGCATGGGCTACTGGTTCAGGTACAGTCCCAGCTACTAAACTTGTAAATTATGGGTTTTTATTAAAACAAAATTTAGAATTTGTATATAATAAAAATTATCAACCTGAATTAAAATATTTTTCAGTTGATACAAATACAATATATCCACCTGCTTTACAAATTAGTTGGAATGATTTTGCATTCATTACAGGTTCTTCCACTCAAACTATTTTAAATACATTACCTGCTACTGTTACTGTAGCTCAAAATCCCGGAGTATTTTATAGTGAAAGTATTAACAGATTCAGAATAAACGCCCGCCCAGAATTTCCAATTCAAGTATGGCAAACTTCTTCTGTTTATTTAAATAATTTTTACTTACCTACAGCATCGTATTATGCTATTAAAGATTTAGAAACAAACGAATATATTATAGATTTTGATACTACTTATACTAAATTAAGTGCTGATGCTTCTTCTAGTTATTTTGATTTATATATGAATTTTCTCCAACCAGAAAGATATTATACTATTTTAATTCAAAGCACTATAGGTGGTTCAACGGTTGTATTTAATGATCAATATTACTTTAAGGTAATTAATGGGTAATGGAAGAACAAATAATATTAAATAAAACAGTTTATGATAAAAATCAATACCAAAAGGTAA